TTTCTTTTTCTTTTTTTCAAGACCCGACATCCCTCCAATGACAGCGCCTATTCCTCCTAAAAGTAGCCCACCAGCTACTGCCCGACCAACGACACTTCTTTTTTGTTCATATTCAATGATTTCAGCTTTGTTTAATTTTTCTATTGCTGTAATCTTAGAGTAATCTAAATTAATAATTGGAGTATCTTTTAAAAAAGGAATTTTAATTTCTAATTTATGCTCATCATCAAGAGCAGTTAAATACGTTGCGTTTTCTGGAGGTAAAGGCAAACCATCACAGCTCATTACAATAGTTCTTAAATACTTATTTCCAAAAAGACTCATAATAACCATCCTTTCTTTTTTGCTCAACGTCTATAATTCCGACAACATTTTAATAAGTTCCATTTTATCTTTTGTAGACATTTCTTTTCCGTTTCTGGCTATCAATGTTTTAAGATCTTCTTGTGTAGGGTCAACAGAAATCGAAGTAGTTTTTTTTGAAGTTCCTAATAAATAATTCATATCAACATTAAAGAAATCAGCGATTAATTCTAAAGTCTCAAAGTCTGGTTCTCTATTTCCGTTCTCGTACATACTTATTGCACTACGAGAAATCCCTAGTGCATCAGCGAGTCCTCCCTGTGTATAGTGATTCTCTAATCTCAATTGTTTGAATACATTTCTAAAATTACCCATGATATTCCCTCCTCATTACATATTGTAACACGATACGTGAACAATGTAAACAATAAAGACACGGAATGTAAATATAATTAATAAAAGTATTGACACGGATTGTGAAAAGTGATATAACATTTATAGACACAAAATGTGGCAAAAAGAAAGGAAGTGATACGCAAATGAATACAAAGGCGATTGCTGAAAGATTAATTGAGCTTCGAGGGAATAAAAGTCAAGATGAAGTGGCAAAGGCAATAGGGATAAGTAAGTCAGCATTATCAATGTATGAAAATGGAAGTAGAGTTCCCCGAGATGAAATTAAAGTACGTTTAGCTAATTATTATAAGAAAAGTGTTCAGCATATTTTTTTCAACAAAAATGACACAAAATGTGTATAAAGCTCTCTATTGAATAAATTATAGAACTTATGTTCTAAAAAATCAATCGTCAATATCACCAAACATTACATATTAATTTCTACGAGACAGAGAGGAGATGATAATACAAATGTGGATCTCAAAGAAAAAATGTAAAGACTTAGAAAAAAGAATTTCAGACCTTGAAAAAGAAGTTCAAGATCTGAAAAATGGGTTGTTAGTTAAAATTTGTACTAATTCTGTAATGAAGGAGCAATATAATTTTGAGTTATTGAAGTTTTTGTTTGAAGAACTAAATATTGAGACGCCAGAATTAGAATATAAGTTCTTCGGAACGGATACTTCTTCCGATAGTAACGGGTAAAGGAATTAATAATTCTAATAAAGGTGAATTAGATAATTGACCTGACCAATATTTATGAAGAGATTCTATTTGAGAATTAGGGTTACAAGTAATTCCACCTTTTAAGTAAGTTGCATCCAATTCTATACATTGAGAAGCGTCACATTCTATTTCAAAGATATGAGGACATTGATTGATAGAAAAATATTTTGTCCATGGTATAAAATCGGATATTTGCTTTACAGCAAAGATTGATTTAAAGCGAGAAGGCATATTTGAGTAAAATTGTTTTCTGATTATTTCTGCCTGCAAATCAATTTGAAAGGAGTTCATAGAATTAATATCAGTCAAAGTAAATGGATTTAATAAATATTCATAGCAAAGTTTGCCCCAATGTGAGACTTTATTAAAACCGTAAAGTTCTACTATTTGATCATCTAGATTAGCACTAGTATCTAGCAAGTGAAGTTCATAACCTTCCTTTAATTTTTCAGAACGATCAAGGTGATATGCAAGCATAATATTATCCTTTCTCTATAAAAGTGTCTGTGTGCCACATTTATATGCATCTTCAAAACTATGACTAGATGAAAAGCTCAAGGCATTAGTATTATATCAAAACGATGATCTAAGGGAAAGAGGTGATTCAATGGCCTACTGAGAAGAAATAGAAAGAACAGTTAATGAAATCCAGAAAAAAGTAATTTTGAAAGGAGGTATTTATAGTTGTTAGATAATGCAATGAAATTTAGGATAGATAAAGAAAAAAATTTATATCTTGATGAGAAAAAATTATCTTATGTCGAGTTTTATAGTATGACAAAAAACTCTAAAGTCCAGAAGGGGTATGCTGAACTTGTAATAAAAATCTTAGTTAAGGTTGACTAGCAAAAAGTGTTTTAATGCAATATCTTTGACAATCTCTAAAATGATAGGAATTTACAATGGTTTAAAAAACAAAGTGAGGTGACAAATATGCCCTATCTTGAAGAAAGAGTGGAACAACTAGAAAAAGAAGTACGGGAGATAAAAAAGCTAAAGAAGACAGAAGAATACAAGTCTCCACAGCAGTTTGCAGAGTTTATGGGTATTACGAACAATCATGTTAGAAACCTAATTTCCAGGGGTGAGATTAAGGTCATACGTTTAGGCGAATGTATCAGGATTCCAATGAGTCAGTTCGATGAAGAACAAAAAGAAAAGAAAACTTCAAGTATGAAGGAAGCGATTTTCGGATAGGAGGATTATGGAAAGAAAAATGGGACAGATACTGATCGTAGTATCGATATGTTTGACAAGCATACATACAATTCCATTGTGGCTGGCATTATTTATGGCGATAGGAGGTATGGCATGGATAGACAAATAAAAAAGCCCTTAAGGAGCGGCAACTCCGTTAAAGGGCAAAGAAAAACTTACAAATTCATTATAGCATACACGGAGGTTTTTGAGAATGAGATTTTATGAAAAAGGCGGCGTGAGAGTCAAAGAGTCAGATGCGTTTGATTATGCCTTAGAACAACTCATGACCGGGGATATTTGTATGCAGGATGATCTTGTTGACTGGTTCTATCGCTGGGAAATGGGATGGCACTACTATGATGAAGACGAAGAAATGGAAACCGTTGATGATATGACGCAGGAGTACATAAACAGCGAAACCAAATATCTCAGGAGGATGTGACTATGACGTATGAACATTTACAGAAGGCAAATGAGCTAATTCAAACAACAGATATTAAGGGAAAGGACTATGCAGAGGTAAGCCAGAGGATCAAGGCATTTCGGTCTGTGTGTCCAAACGGAAAGATAAAGACAGAGATCTTAAAGCTTGAAAATGGGTTTTGCCTGATTAAGGCAACCATTCTTGATGAAAGTGGGATGGTGCTGGGAACGGGGCATGCTTATGAGAAGGAAGGATCTAGCTTTATCAATAAGCTGTCTTATATAGAGAACTGTGAGACTTCCGCCGTAGGAAGGGCCTTGGGTATGTCAGGGTTTGGAATAGATACGGCTGTACGCAGTTTTGAAGAGACTGCCAATGCAGAGCTGAATCGCCTGGCGGAACAAAAGATCGATGCAATAAAGATTAAATCGCTAGAGAATGTATTTGATCGGCATACTGGATTCAAACAAGAAGTTTTGGACAAATTCAAGATTGACAAAATAGAGGATATGACAGAGAAGCAGTATAAGGAGTTAATCAAAATCATTAATAAGAAGAAGGAATAGCCTATGGAATTTTCAGGTCAATTAAGAAGTATTTCAAGGGATATTACAACTGGAGAGTTTCTTATAACTGTATCAACTAGAAGGGATGTTATAAATGAATATGAGGCGCTCAAGGACAAAGAGCTAGATATAAAAATGGCGAAGCATAGGAAAAAGCGGAGCAGAGATGCAAATGCATATTTTCATGTCTTAGTTGGGAAAATGGCAGAGGTCCTAGGGACTAGCATAGCGTACATGAAAAATCTATTACTGCGGAGATACGGACAATACCAAATCATTAATGGACATTTATGGGAAATGACAATGAGAGATGATATTGAGGTTGAAGAATTAGAGCATATCCATTTAGCACCAACATCTAAGACGACAGTGAATAGTAATGGTATTGTATTTCGCTCTTATCTTGTTATTGCAGGATCCCATACATACGATACAGCCCAGATGTCCCATTTGATTGAAAATACAGTAGAAGAAGCAAAGGAATTAGGAATTGAAACAGCAACACCAGAGGAAATACGAAGGATGGAAGAAAAGTGGGGAATGAAATTTGAAAAGTGTTCTGCAAGCTGAGAAAGCCTGTTTAATGTGTGGAACTGAATTGGACTTGCATTGTCATCATGTATTCTTTGGAACAGCCAATAGAAAGAAATCTGAAAAGTATGGATTTAAAGTTTGGCTATGCGGCCGGCATCACAATATGTCAAATTACGGCATCCATTTCGATACTTGTTTTGATAATGCAGTTAAGATGATGGCTCAAAGATATTTTGAAAAGAATCTTGGAACCAGAGATGACTTTAGGAAGGAGTTTGGAAAGTCGTGGCTATAACTTATCATTTGACGATTTACGGACGTTTATCTGGCTTAAACGAATATACGGCCTCAAACCGTACAAATCAGTTTAAAGGGGCCAAAATGAAAGCAGATAACGAGCATATATGTAAGACATACATCGCCCATCAACTCCGAGGGGTACATATTAAAAATCCGGTTTATATTAGTTTTTGCTGGTATGAGAAGAATCGGCGGAGGGACTGTGATAATATCGCATTCGCGAAAAAGTTTATTTTGGACGCCCTTGTGGAGTATGGAGTCTTGGTTGATGACAGCCAGAAATATGTAACTGGATTTGAGGACCTATTTTATGTGGATAATGGGAATCCAAGAATTGAAATATTGATTCAAGAAATAAGAGGTGATAACGATTGAGACATTCGTTAAAGTATATCGGAAGTTCACTGAATGGGAGTGGTATGATGACATAAACGTGAGCCGGGTGTTTCTTCATCTTCTAATTACTGTAAATTGGACGGATAAGAAATGGAAGGGACAGGAGATTAAACGTGGTTCAATCGTATCCTCCTATGAGAAACTGGCAACCGAAACAGGGTTATCTGTGATGCAGGTTAGGACAGCAATAAAAAAGCTAAAATCAACAGGTGAGATAACAAGCAAAAGTAGTAACAAAAACACCGTATTTATCGTGAATAATTACGATTTGTACCAAGGTGATAACAAGCAAAATAACAAGCCAGTAACAACCAAACAACAAACAGATAACATTCAAATAACAACAACTAAAGAAAGTAAAGAAGGAAAGAAAGAAAAGAATAATAAATATACATGTGCGTTTGACGACTTCTGGAAAAGTTACCCCCGCAAAGTGGATAAGGGTAATGCATATAAAAAGTTCCAAGCCAGGCTGAACGAAGGTTATGCAGAAAGAGAGTTAATCACGGCATGTGAAAATTATGCGGCAGAGTGCAGGAAGAATAAAACGGAGACAAGATTCATAAAACATGCGTCTACCTTCCTGAGTTCGACCAGACCGTTTTTAGATTATCTGCCAAAGAAGGGAGAAGGAAAGAATGACGCTGATGGACAAAATACAGCAGATGACCTTGTCAAGAAAGGCATCGACCTTGGAATCGGTGACGACTTCGACGGGTTCTAAATGTCCGCACTGTGGCGGAACCGGATGGATTAGACACTGGGAAGACGGAAAAGAGTATTTTTCAGAGTGTGTCTGCCGGAAGAAGCAGATTGCAGAAAGTCGCCTGAGATTTGCAAATATCCCAGAGACCTTTAAGCATATGCGGCTAAAGAATTTTAGTGTGACTGCCTATAAGGACGAGAAAAGCAAAGCTGTGATCCGGGCCGCATGTAAGTACATAAAGCAGTACATGGATGGGTTTGAGAATGAACACCGGGACGGGATGGGGCTGTATCTTTACTCTCAGACAAAAGGGAGCGGGAAGACCCGCATGGCCGCCAGCATTGCAAATGAACTTGTGGACATGGGATATCAGGTCAAGTTTTCTCTTTCCACGGAGATCATCCAAGAGATCAAAAGGACCTGGGACCGGGATAATGACCTTTCCGAAAGCAAGCTGTTAGACCAGCTCCAGGAAACAGATATCCTTGTAATCGACGATTTTGGAACAGAGCAGGTGGCAGGATGGATCAATGATAAGTTTTACCAGATTATAAACAACCGCTATGTGGACCAGAGGGTAACGATATTTACCAGTAATTATCCATTGGATCAGCTTGAGTACGACGACCGTATTACAAACCGGATGAAGGAGGTCTCTTATCTGATCGCCTTCCCGGAAGAAAGTGTAAGAGAGACGATATCGGCGGAGAAAAATGAAGCAATGTTTTGTAGAGTATCAGGGAGGTGACAGACTTGGAACAGTTAAATATATTTGGTTGTGAGACAGCGTATCGGAGCAGTCGGATCACGAAACAGACCCGAAGGGCATCTAATCAGGAAGTACGACGGGATAAGAAGAACCGTATGATTTTGGACCAGCTTTCCTATGGTCCTGCGACCGCCAGAGAAATCGCTGTAGTGTTACATAAGCATGGATTGACTCTTACAGCGGACCGCAATGAAACAGCACCACGTTTAACGGAAATGATGCAACGAGGGGTTGTAGAAGTCTGCGGGAAAAAGAAAGACAGCTTAACCGGAAGAAAGGCGGCTGTATATCAGATAGTGGAGGATGAGGACGATGTGGAGTAATCGATATTCTGAGAAAGTGAAAGAAAAGGTAGTTGCAACGTATTTGCAGGAAAAGGCTGATGTGCAACAAGTCAGCAAAGAATATGGAATACCGGCATCTACCATCAAGGGATGGATTTCTAGCTACTGGGAGAAAGAAGAGTGCGAACTGCAAAAAGAGCTGGAGAAAAAACGAGAGGACCGAGCCACAGCGGCACGAAATCGAAAGCGTCGGTTCGTGAATGGGAGGGAGCTAAAAGTCGTTCGACCAACTTCCAGCAGTGCGTATATAGACTGGAGGATTAAATGAACCGAGCAGAGAGAAGAAAAGCCGGAGTAAAGAACCGGGTCCCGACTTACAACATGAATACACAGCAGATCCAGACTCTAAAGGAGGATGTAGCACAGGAGGCAACAGAACGTGCATTTATCCTAATGCTGGGTATTCCTGCAATGGTACTAAGGGATCACTTTGGATTTGGACGAAAACGAATGGAGAAGTTCACGGATGAAGTATTTGAACTGTATGACAGTTATGAAAAGGATTACATTACACTTGAGGATCTCATTCGGACAATCTACGAGGAGACTGGAGTAAAGATTGAAAATAGGTAGGTATTTACTCAGTAGAGTTTATATATCACACGTAACAAGAAAACATTTAGGCATCCTGTTTTACAGCCCGCTCCGGCGGGCAGGAAGGAGGAGACTCGTTGTCGGAAAAAGAGTTGAATGATGCTAAGAAAGAATATCTAAATAGATATAAAAAGGCCTATTTGAAGTGGTTGTCATTATGTGAACAAGAAAATTCAATAAGGTTAGAGATAGAAAGCGTAGGCAGTCCTGGTATTACTGATATGCCCAAGGATGCAAAAAAACAAGACCTGTCTGATTATATGATACGGCTTGAAAAGATTTTGGATAAAATCAAGTTGGCCAAAAAAGAAAAGTATAGCGTTAGGGCAGAAATAGAAGAAAAGATTATTGACATGGAAGATGGAGTTCAAAGCAGAATACTGTGGCTGAGATACATTGAATTTAAAGAATGGGTTGAGATTTGTACGACGATCGGTTATAGCTGGAATAGGACACATGAACTGCACAGTGAAGCATTAAAAAATTTCCCTATATAATGAACAGTACAAAATAGTATAGAATAGTACACGACTATAATGATATAGTTATAATAGAGTGAATAGGTAATAAACTTAATCGTATCTATATAGTTTATATAACATGGTTACATAAATCATCTACATTTTTCGAACACCTGGATAGCTGGGTGTTCTTTTCAGGTAGAGAATTTCTTTTACTTGTGTTAATATAATAAAACATAGGAGGAAGTATGAAAGGAATTATTGGAATTTTATCTACGATATGTATTTTAGAATTTATTTGTATTTGTTGGTTATTTAAAAAGGTGAATCTTAATAATAAATCAGACCTACAAGGGAAGATAAATTTTTTTAGAGATTTATGGGGTAAATTTGTCTTCTATGTTATTGCAACTAGTATAATTGAACTATTTTTTGGAAGCCTATTTTTTGAAAAAGTAATAGGGCTAAATGAGATTAATAGTTGGGTGAGCATTGTGCTTGGTTTAGTTGCTTTAATTATTGGAATTATTTCGCTCTTTCTAAGCTTTTATAATGTTGACCAATCAATCAGTTCGCAAGAAAAATCAATTAATATAATGAATGATGTTAAAGATGATATAAAACAAGAAATAACAAATATGAAAGAAACTATGAAGGTTGGTTTTAATAAATTGCATGACGACATAAGATTTCATTATATAGATACTGGAAAGAAAGAGTCAGTTGTTAATGATAATATCGAGTGGGAGAAAGAATATGAATGATGTAAGAAAATTTATGAACTTAAATATGGTTTTATGTCAAGAATATGATTCCAAAACTAAAAGTATATATAATATTTTTAATAGGATTGAACTTGATGATAATAATAGAGCTTCATTCTCACTAGTGTCGTTTTTGAATATCTTTACAGATAATAAAGAGCAAGTTTGTGTTTCTAGGAATTTTAGTTTACACTATTTTTTAGTTAAAATGGATAAACAGATGAAAGAACGAAAGCAGTTATATTTAGGTTGCTCATATCTGGAGTTAGGCGATAAGGATGATGTAGATGCTTTAGGTGAAAAAATGACTAACTTAAAGTTTAATAATATACCATTCATAGGGGCTGGAGTTTACTATATAGAAGCATTTTATTATGATAAATATGTATCAGTTAAGGACAGGAACAAAAGAAGGGAAGCTAGTAAAAAAATTAGAAGTGATGGTAGCCTTGTATCTATTGCTTCATTTTCGGTTGATGAAAGTGCATAATGTATATAGCATCCGTAAGGGTGCTTTTTTCATGTAAGGACAAAAAGGTAAAGATTAGATATATTATCTACCTAATCCCTACATAGCTCATCCAAAGTCACACCAAGAGCATCAGCTAATTTAATAGCAGTATCCACCTTACAATTATTATTTTTTTCAATATCTTGGATAGTGCGCCGTGGGACACCAGATATTTCTACCAGTTGTGGAACGGATAAGTTTTTGTTTTGTCTTAATTCTTTTAATTTCATGGGCGTTTCCTCCTGTGAGATATAATTAGATAGCATATAAGTAAGAGAACGTAAGCAGTCCATTTTATCCAATCAAAGAATGTAGGACATGCAAATTCACCAGAGAAACCATCATAAAGCAATTTTATTAATAAAACGAAAAGAATTATTTGATAAATTTTCATATTTGTTTTGATATATGGTTATGATACAATAAGGATGAAGAAGGAAAGGGCCGAAGCCCTGACCTTACTTCTTTTTCTTCTTAGACCTTTTGGATTTTTTCTTATCTCGTTTCGTTTTTACTATCAGGCAGATGGCAGTAACGATTGCGAGGAAGGCTTCCGAAAGGTCTTTGATTATTTCACTTATCGTATCATCCATATAGTTTCCTCCTTTCTTGATTATGTATATATTATAGCACGTTTAAACGTGCTAGTCAAGAGAAATGAGGAAAATTATAGATTTAGCATCTGATATTAATCAGGTGCTTTTATTATACAACAATTTAAATAATTACTATTTATAAACACAAGGAGGAAGTTATTATGGAGCAGATTTTAGATTATATCAAACCGGAGTTATTGATTTTGATCCCTGTACTATATTTCCTAGGGCAATCCATCAAGAAAAGTGAAACAGTCAATAACAAGTATATTCCGATGATTGTGGATCTTGTTGGGGCGCTTTTGGCCTGTATTTATGTTTTGGCCACAACGGGTATTAATGGAGTTTCAGTGTTTACCGCATTAACTCAGGGAATTTTATGTGCTGGAGTTTCCGTCAATATTAACGAATTGATCAAACAAAAAAATAAGTGAGGAATTAAGGAAAAGTATGAATGAAGCAGAAATGATAGGGATTATTGTGCTAGCATCTGTTACGATCTTAGGATTTTTAACTGCGATTATTAAACCGATCATTGATCTAAATAAATCTATTACTCAACTAATCGCATCAGTAGACCGGCTGGTAGAAGAACAGAGGACTCAGGATAATAGGATTGAGACTCATGGGAAGGAAATCGATGGGATGAAGCTTATCATTGAAAACCATGAGACAAGAATCGATCACATAGAGAAGACGGAGAATAAATAAAAGAGGAGACGATAGACCGTGGGATTAAAATTTAAAAAGAAGTTTGCACATAAGAGTAATTACGGCGGCAAACGGAGCACTGCAAGCATTGAATACATAGTGATCCACTATACCGGAAATAAAAGAGATACTGCATTCAATAATGCAAAGTATTTCCAGGGTGCTGGCCGAAACGCATCCGCCCATTATTTCGTAGATGGAGGCGCCTATATCTATAAATCCGTTGCGGTGAATCGCATTGCATGGTCCGTAGGAGGGAAATATGACCTATCCAGTAAGGCAGGAGATTATTATGGAGTATGCACCAATACGAATAGTCTTTCCATCGAAATGTGTAACAGTGTTGGCTCTGTCCCGGAAAAGGTAGAGAAGCAGACAGAAGAGCTTGTAAAGTTCCTGATGAAGAAATACCATGTGTCTTCAAACCATGTACTAAGGCACTGGGATGTAAATGGAAAACAATGTCCAGAACCATGGGTTGGGGCGGATAATAAGCGGTGGAAATCTTTTAAGAAGGCGATCGGGACAAGTTCCGAGAGATATACGTCTGTAAAGAAAACATCGGGAAAAGAAGCCATCCGATGGCTCCAAAAAGAATTAAACAAATATACAGCTGGATCAGACATTGCAGTTGATGGAATATGGGGGCCAAAGACACAAAGTAAATTAGAGAGATATTGGAAACAGCTCGGATGGAGAAAAGGTTCTTATGCAGGTAAGAAGACATGTAGAGCACTTTACGCAAAGCGAAAAGAATAGGCAGGTGAATAAAGAATGTCATGAAATTAAGTGAGAGACAAAAGCTGTTCTGTCAGTACTATGCTGGCGAATGTATAGGCAATGCCGAGAGATCAGCTGTAAAAGCTGGGTATAGTCCAAGGTATGCCAGGGGATGTGCATATAGGATACTGGCGAACGATGGCGTTCAGGCATATCTTGAGGAGCTGACAGAAAAGACTAAGAGTGAGAGGATCGCAACTATCGAGGAGATCAAGGCGTTTTGGACAGAGATGATGAATGACAAGGAAGCAAGACCAAGTGATCGTCTGAGAGCGGCTGAACTTTTGGCCAAAGCAGAAGGAGAGTTTACAAAGAACAATTGGTAAAGGAGAGACGATGTTTACCTTAGCTACATTTTATAAATCAAAGCAATGGGAAAAGTGTATTCGTCTAATACGGATGCAGAGAGTAGATGCAGAAGGAAGGAATATCTGTGAGCACTGCGGTAAGCCAATCATTAGAGAGTATGACTGCATTGGGCATCATAAGCAGGTATTGACTGAGGAGAATGTCAATGATACTAATATCAGTTTAAATCCTGAGAATATTGCTTTGGTGCATCATCGGTGTCATAACAAGATACATGAGAAGTTGTCTTTTAACAATCATCTAAAGTATGTTTATCTTGTTTATGGACCTCCATTAAGTGGTAAAAGTACCTATGTGAAGGAAGTTATGAATGAAGGAGACTTGATTGTTGATGTAGACAGCATATGGGAATGTGTCAGTGGATTAGATCGATATATAAAACCAAAACGGCTGATTGGCACGGTACTTGGAGTACGTGATAAATTGATTGAGGATATCAAATTCAGAAGAGGCAGATGGAATAACGCATATGTTATTGGAGGGTATCCGATGATAAGCGAAAGAGAGCGGCTGACTCGTTCATTAGGAGCCAGAGAGATATTTATTGATACACCAGTTCATGAGTGTCTTGAGAGAGCAGAACAAATAAAAGATGAAAGAAGAAATTTAGATTATCAGAGATTTATTATGAATTGGAAAGAAAAATACCATCCCCCCGCCTGATCAAGAAAATAATTGAGAGGGGACTGTTAAGGGTGATTAGTTCTCTCATCAAACCAGAAAAAATGAGATTTTTGGAAATGAAATTAGCTAAAAGGGAGGGAAATATTTGAATCGAAAAGAAGAATTGATGAAAATCATAGAAAAAACAGGGGAAGACAATAAAAAGGTGTTGAAAAACCTAGTTGATGAGGTGATTTACTTAGAAGATCAAATGCTGGAACTAAAAAAACTCCCATTTTTAAGAATTGACAAGAAAAATCCTATGAGACAGCAGGCAACACCTGCCAGTAAACAATATAAAGAGCTGTTACAGCAATACACAAATATAATCAAGATTCTGATGAGCACTTGCGGAGAAAAAATGGACACAGAGACTTCTCCTTTAAGGGAATGGGCAAATCAAATGACTGAAATGATAACGAGGTGATAGAAAATGGTGATAAATATTAAATTTCATGCGGCTGATAACAGTTTATTGCTCCTGTCAAATAATAATGAGCCAGGGAAAACGACCTGTTTGATTACTTTTGAAAATGTAACGGCTAACACAGCCCAGATTGTATTTGGAAGTTATACAGGTCCTGTCACGGAAGTTGTAAATGGAAGCATTAGCCTCGATGTATCTGGACAGATTTTTTCATGGCCGTCAGCTAAAACCTGTTATCTGATCGATACTCAAACACATGGCCCTATTACTTTCCAAGGAGGCGGAACTTATAACGCCAGCGATAATTTGATGATCCAGGAAAAGGATGGGGTCTATTACTTTGAGAGAGTGCTGGAGGACCTTAGAATCAGTAATATCATTAATCTGATCTATCCGGTCGGTTCTGTTTACACGAGTGTAAGTGATCGCAATCCCAGCATCTGGCTTGGAGGAACATGGGTTTCGTTTGGATCTGGGAGAACTCTAGTAGGGGTGGACACTGGACAGTCAGAGTTTAACAGTGTAGAGAAACCAGGAGGGCATAAGGAATTGCAAAGTCATGCACATGGGCTGAATAATCATGTGCATAGCCTAAATAACCATACACATAATGTTCCAAACCATGTTCATACGATGCAGGGGTCTGGAAATCATTTTCACTATTTAGGTATTAATAAGAGTGCCGTTCAGAAAGGAACAAGTTACAATAAGCCAAATAATTATGAGTCTGGGAGTACATCTTATAAATCAAATACAACAGGTAACCATACACATACCATGAACTCCTCTGGAAATTGTACAACAGGAGCAAACAACGGGAATACAGGTGGGAACAGTGGAAATACGACATCTTCCGGTGGAGGGAACGCTGGAAATTTACAGCCATATATCACAGTGTTTTTCTGGAAAAGGACGAAATGATGCTGATAAAAGAGAAAAAATCATGGACACCAGATAATTCCTCCCTGCTTTTCTACCGGGAGAAGGTCAACTGCGGTGATATTTTAGTAGGCCAGGAATTACATATGGAATTGGAGAACCTGTATGAGGATCTTTACGATGACCGCTACGATTATGATACAAAAGATGCCAAACTTCGGATGAATTTCATGGAAAACTGTGTGCGTCTTACCAAATCACCTTATTATAACAAGCCAATGGTTCTGATGCTTTGGCAGAAAGCATTTATTGAGACTTGTTATAGCTTTAAAATGGCGGATACTGGACTGGATCGATTTAAAAAGATCATCTTATTGATTGCCAGAAAAAACACAAAATCAGAAATGTGTTCAGCATTGGGCCTAAGTGAGCTGATCGTTGGAAATGATGGTGCGGATATCGTATGTAGTTCTAATAATGATACAGATGCAAGTATTACATACGATGCAATTAATAAGATGAGGCAGTTGATTGATCCTCATGACTTAGATACCAAGAAAAATCAGCGATTTATTGAGAATAAGCAGAATGGTTCCAAAGTATTTAAACTTTCAGACCGCACAACATCAAAAGAAGGGCGAAATATTGACTTTGCAATCATCGATGAAACGCATGAGATGAAAGAAAACACCATAGGGAAGTCCATAGAGCAGTCCCAATCATTAAAAGAGAACCCCAAATTCATTAATATTACTACGGAGGGGTTTGTTCTGGATGGATATTTAGATCAAGAGTTAGACAAGGCCAGAAAAGTTATTCGGGGAGAAGACGATACCATAGCAGGAGAACGTCTTCTCCCTTGGTTATATACGCAAGACTCTGAGGAAGAGGTTTGGCAGAACAGGAACAGCTGGGTAAAAAGCAATCCAACGTTAGGTACGATCAAGAAATGGGAGTACCTCGATGAACAGGTGGATATCGCAAGGATATCTAAGTCAGACAGGATCTTTGTTCTGTCTAAGGATTTTAATATTAAACAGAATAGTGTAGAGAGCTGGCTGAATCTTGAGGATTATGATTACGAGAATAACTTTGGTATTTCAGAGTTTGAGGGAGCCATTTGTCTGGGAGCAGTGGATTTATCAGAGACCACAGATTTAACCTGTGCAAAAGTTCTTCTTATGCGTCCAGAGGACCAAACAAAGTATATTTACACGAAATATTTTATACCAGAGCGAAAGCTGACAGAATCAGATGATAAAAATGCCGGAGCAAAGTATGCGGAATGGGCCAAACAAGGGCTTATTACCATTTGCGAAGGTAATGATATAGATTTGGCCAAAGTAGCGGACTGGTTTTACGAATTATATAAAAAGTATGACCTGAAATTATGGAAATGCGGCTTTGACCAGAGGTTTTCCAAAGCATGGATCCATCAAATGAATAATTATGGATGGACCAAAGAAAATGATGATTTGGTATTGATCTTGCAGAATGCAGAAACCTTGGATAATGCAATGAAATTGTTAGAAGCTGACTTTAAAGCAAGATTAGTAAATTACAACAATAATGCGGTAGACCGATGGTGTCTTTCAAATGCCGCTGTCAAAGTAAATGACAGAGGACAGGGGCTTTGTGTAAAGAAGGAACCAACGAAACGAATTGATGGAGCAGTCACCGACATCATCTTATATGAGATGTACCGCAGATATCGAACAGATTTTAAGCAGATGCTTAGAAAGGGGTAGGAATGAACTGGATCGATAAGATACTTTCACATAAACCAAAGAAATCCATTTATGCAGGGATGCTGAGTGGGAATACCCCGATCTTTACGAATTTTGGGACAGATATTTTTGCTTCTGATGTAGTGAATCAAGCCATTCAATGCATCGTATCAGAGATGCAGAAATTAAATCCAGTCCATGTGCGTAAAAACGGGAACGATCTTCTCTCAGTGGGGGATGACCGACAAAGGATTCTTGACCAGCCCAATGGATTCATGACAAAGAGTGAACTAATTGAGCGAATGGTGTGGAATCTGTTCTATGACTATAATTCTTTCGCAGTCCCTGTGTATGAGGTATGGAAGGACAAGGATGGAAGTGAGAAACGGAGATATCAAGCTATCTATCCGATTCGTCCAACCAATACGACATTTATTGAGGACAGTACCGGGAGGCTGTTTGTGAAATTTTTATTTCCAAACCGCTTTGAAACGACTCTGCCTTATGATGATGTAATCCATGTCCGCTACCGGTATTCCAGTAATGACTATATGGGAGGCAATATTTTTGGCCAGCCGGATCACGAGGCATTGTTAAAGACATTACAGTTAAATAATTCTTTGCTAGATGGAGTCCTGCATGCGATGAAATCATCATTCGCGGTCAATGGAATCGTGAAATACAATACGATGATGGATGACGGGACCATCGAACAAAATATGAAGAAGTTTGAGAATCAGCTAAAAAACTCAGAGAATGGATTCCTAGGATTGGATATCAAAAATGAGTTCACCCCATTGAAGAAAGAAGTTAAATTGGTGGACAATGATACCTTAAAATTCATCGATGAAAAGATTTTAAGGACATTTGGAGTACCGCTTTCCATTCTTAGCGGGGATTATACACCATCTCAGCTGTCTGCTTTCTATCAGAAGACGCTGGAGCCTCTAATCGTGAAGTTTTCGGAGGCTTTTACCAGAGTATTGTTTACCGGGAAAGAGCGTGGACATGGAAATGAGATTCAGTTCTATCCAAAAGACCTGATTTTTATGAGTGTGGACCAGACATTGGAGATGGTAAGGCTCTTGGGAGACAGTGGCTCCCTATATGAGAATGAGAAACGTGTGGCGTTTGGTCTCCAGCCACTAAAGGAACTTGACGGAGTGCGGATGCAGTCCCTTAATTATGTCAGTGTGGAGATCGCAGATCAATATCAGATGAAGCAGGAAGGAACAGGAGGGGGAGAAGATGAAGAACAGCCAGTATGAGCAGAGAAGTTATACATTTGAGATGCGGGCAGAGGAGAATGAAGAAAGAATGGGTGTCATTACCGGACGGCCCATTATCTATAACTCCATGACCGACCTGGGATGTTTCCAGGAAATCATCGAACCGGATGCCCTAAAGGAGACAAACTTAGAGGATGTCCGGTTTTTAGTAAATCATGACACCAATATGGTGCCGCTTGCCAGGAGCCGGAGAAATAACCGGAACTCGACGATGCAGTTAATGCCGGATAAGGAAGGACTCTTTATCCGAGTGAATTTAGATATCGAAGAGAACACCGAGGCAAGGAATTTATATTCAGCGATCAAACGTGGAGACATTTCCGGGATGTCCTTCATGTTTTCGATACAATCGGAGGAATGGGAAGGCTTAGAGTCTGACTATCCAACGAGACATATCACGGGAATTGATCGGGTGGTAGAAGTATCTGCTGTCACTTTTCCCGCATATGAGGCGACAACGATCAGTGCACGCTGTAAGGGTGCGTTGGAGAACGCACGGTCAGCATTGGATAATGCAAGGAGCGGCGGTCAAACATTGGATAATGTGAGCAGGGATCTTGAGGTCGAACAATTGAAGGCAAAGTATTTATATGGAATTTAGGAGGAAAACAGAATGGATTTTCGCAGTTATTTAAACAACTTAATCAGAAGCAAGGAAGAACAGAAAGAAGATTTAAAGAGACAGATCAAGCAGGCAGAGACAGCAGATGAGGTAAGAGCTCTTGGAGAGACACTGGATGCTGTTTTAAAGGAACTTACAGAGGCCAAAGAACAGCTTGCTAAGACAGAGGATGAAAAGAAACCAGAAGAGCCGGGAGACGGAGCAAAGGAGCCGGCACCGGAAGAAGAACCACAGCGTTCTTATCATGGTGTGAATACTCAGGTCCGCGGAGGAGAGATCCTAGGAGCTTACTCTATGAGAGGACAGGAAAAGAAGAGCGCAGGACGCTATGACACAGAGGAATATCGTAAAGCCTTTATGGAGTTTGCCTGCCGCAACGTTCCAATGCCGGAAGAGTACCGGGCAGATGCCGTGACCACCACAGGAGATGCTGGTGCAGTAATTCCGACAACAATCTTAAATGAGATCATCAGCGAGCTGAAATCTTACGGAAATCTGTACGCAAAAGTAAGAAAGTTAAATATTCAGGGAGGAGTTAAGATCCCGATCCTTTCTTTAAAACCAGAAGCTAAGTGGATTGGCGAGACTGCACCAAGTGAGGATCAGAAGATCGCGGCAAATGATTCCATCTCCTTTAGCTATTTTGGACTGGAATGTAAGATTGCCCAGACTCTTCTGGCCAACGTGGTGACATTGTCCATGTTCCAGGAATTGTTTGTATCCTTGGCTGTGGAAGCAATGGCCAAAGCTCTTGATGTGGCAATCATGAACGGAAATGGAACCAGCCAGCCGTTAGGTATCTTACAGGATAGCCGTATCCCGGCAGAGAATGTCATTGAGCTTACAGATGCTGAGATCGCCAAATGGGATGTTTGGAAGAAGAAGGTATTCGGAAAGATGAAAAAGTCTTATCGTGATGGGGAGTTTATTATGGCCCAGTCTACGTTTGACGGATACATTGATGGAATGGTGGACAGTGTTGGCCAGCCGATCGGAAGGGTGAACTATGGCATCGATGGGGCAGAGACTTACCGTTTTGCAGGAAAGAATATCGAGACCGTTGAGGATGATATCTTGAAGCCATATGACACTGCAGTGGCAGGAGACGTTATCGCAGTCTTCATTAAACTTTCCAACTATGCAGTCAACTCCAATATGGAGATGCAGACAGTGAAATGGGTCGACCATGATACAAATGAGATCAAGAATAAGTGCATCCTGATCGCAGATGGAAAACTGGTAGATCCAAACGGCGTGCTAGTCATTAAGAAGAAAGGGTGAGGCTGATGGTAATCGACGCATTAAAAGAACTGATTGTAAAGATGGGAGGAGCGGCTTCCGTGGATGAAATCAAAGCAGAAAGCATAGAAGAATGCATCGAGCTGGTTACGGAGGCCTATCAGCCTCCGGCCTCCGGCGGGAATCAGCCGGCATCCTAGAAAGGAGGGGAGGCTATGGCAGTGATAGAACAAGAGCCGATGCTTACAAAGGTGAAAGCAAGTCTTGGAATCACCGGGAGCTTCCATGATGAAACTTTAAAGATCTACCTCTATGAAGTTTTGTGTTTCCTGGATGATGCAGGTGTCTCTGAGGCCATCTTAAAGGGCGATGAGATTATTGGTCTGGTGAGCCGTGGTGTAGCAGATCTTTGGAACTATGGGAATGGCGGGACCCGCCTCAGTGATTATTTTATGATGCGGGCCAGCCAGCTTGCATTAAAGAGCCAGGGAGGTGAGTAGTTATGGCAACCTATGGATTTGATGAAAATAAAAATAAAATTGAAGTGCCTCCTAAAACGGAAACAGGGACATTATCAAGTTTGAGGACAACAGATAAATCAAGTCTTGTAGCCGCGGTGAACGAGTGTTTTCAAAATGCCAGTGACGGGAAAAGCAAGCTTGCGGCCGCCATTGGCAACGGAGCCACAGCAAGCATGACATGGGATCAGCTTAGTAAAAAGACTATGAGAATAGACTCTTATAGCTCCTCTTCAGATAAACATGGATGGGTTACATTTAATACACCTAAGAAATATAATAATATAGTAGCTATGTTAGCTCTCTCCGTTTCCAGGGGTGAGAGTACGGTGGGTATATTTGTAAACGGTGCAGGATATGTTGGATTCAATGATTCGGAAGGCCCATCAATTTCAGGTGGAGGTTTTTCTGTGAATGGGAGTACAGTATCATTTACATGTTATACAGGGAGTGCTATGGGGATTAAATCAGTCAATATATATCAAATTGGTTATGACTAGAAGGTAGTGTATATGAGTGTGTTTAATAAGAATAAAGCTTTTGTAATTCCCTTATATTATTTTCCTGTTATAGGGACAGAACGAATTAATGGAGTCGCCACAAAAAAGTATGGAGATAAGCGTTTATTCTATGGGAGTTTTAAAACCTATGGCGGAACTGACGTACAAAAAAATGGAGTCTATGCCGTAGAAGACACGGCGAACATAGAGACATGGTATGATCCAATGTTTGACTCTGGCGGGCGAGTTGTTTTGGCATATGCAGAAAACAAGGTATATGAGATTCTTGGAGAGCCGGAAGATATCGAACAGCGGCATCAGTATTCAGTCTTTAAAGTCCGAAGGATCAAGGGAGGTCCATAGAAAGAAGGTGTGCACATGGCGAAAATGGGATTAGAGTTTGACGGATTTGACGATGTGATAAACAGGCTAAAGAAAATGGAAGGAGACACGAAAAAGGTCTCTGAGAAAGCGTTGGCCAAAACATTTGAGCTGGTGACTCCAAAGATCCAAAGCGCCATGGCGCCGCATAATGATCGGGGGATCACCGCAGAGAGTATTGTAACATCCCCGCATATAGAGTGGGCAGGTTCCGTAGGAAGTGTCGATATTGGTTTCGATATTCCTAATGGAGGCCTGCCTTCTGTATTTCTGATGTATGGAACACCCAAAATGACTCCAGACAGAAAGCTATACAATGCGGTGTATGGAAACAAGACGAAGCAACTGGTCCACGATACAGTGGAAGAAATTTTCTATAACGAGATAAGGAGGTTGGGGATTTGAAGGAGAAGTTAATAGAGACATTAGAGAGCCTTGGATATGATGTTTATCTGCAAGGATCTCTGACAGAAGGAGAGGATTACCCAGCCTCGTTCTTTACCTTCTGGCAGTTCCAAGGAGATGAGAACCATTATGACAATGATGCGGTCTCGTGTGATCTTGGGTATTGGGTCTGTTTTTATTCCACGGACCCAGCTTTGACAGAAACAGTACCAAGGCAGGCAAGAAAGAAACTAAAGGAACAGGGATTTATCCTAGGTCATGCCCCGTTTGACCTAAGCTGTGATGAACCATCACATACGGGGAAAGTAATGACGGTATATTTTATTGAAAATTATAAGGAGGAACAAAAATGAGTGAAGTTTTTAAATTTCGTGGTGTAGAAGGACTGGTTTATGCAAAGGTCACGACAGACAACAATGAGAAAGAGGGCGGAGGATATGTGACCGGCCCTGTGAAACCGTTATCTCCCGTCGGAGAAATCGGAAAATCCACAGAATCAGACAGCGCAACAGATTATTATGACAACCAGCCGATGATCGTAACCAATTCCACAGGAAGTGACGAAGTAACACTGAGAGTAGCACCGCCATCTTTGGATGTTTATGCGGAAATCACTGGTCAGTATTATGACGAGACTACAGGGGCCATGGTCGAAGGCGAGAGAGACAATGACTATTTTGCTATTGGATACATCACAAAGGGTACAGATGGAAAGAGACGTTATGTATGGCGTTATAAAGGAACCTTTGCGATCCCAGAAGAGACCTCAGCAACAGAAGATGATTCCACAGATTCTAATGATGTGGAATTAACCTTTACTGGAATCAATACAACTCACAAATTTACGAAGACAGGAAGGACTGCAAAGGCCCTGGTGGTAGATGAGAGAATGGATAAAGTAGATTTCTCTACATTCTTTGACCAGGTAACTACGATTGATACGCTGACAAAAAAAGCCTAGCTCCTGTAGCAACACCGACGGCATCCCCGGATGAGAAGAACTTTACCGGGGACAGCGTCGATGTTACGTTAAACTGTCAGACGGCAGGAGCGCAGATTTATTACACGACAGATGGAAGCAACCCAACTACCGCCAGCACAGAGTATACGGCGCCGATCGCGATTACAGCGACGACGACCATTAAAGCTTTTGCCGTGAAAGACAAAATGGCAGACAGTGCTGTGTTGGATGTGACCTATACAAAGACTACATAGAAAGGATCAGAGGATGAAGTTAAATATCAGAGATGAAAAAGGAACCGTTATCAAAGCCTATGAGACAGAAGAGGTAAGAATCCCTTATAAGATTATCCGCCGGTTTGTAAAGATCATCGACCTGGACAAGATCCAGGGAGGAGATGAGATCGGGATTGCAGGAATGGTGCTCCAATGCATTGAACCGTTTGAGGATCTGGTAAAGAGCATCTTTCCAGACCTTACAGATGACGAACTGGACCAGGTGGATATCATGGACTTTGTCCCATTGTTCAAAGAACTCCTCCAGTTTGTGGTGGATAAGGTGAACAGCCTTCCGAAAGAAAAAAACTAGAGGAGGGCGGCGGGGAACCGCCGTCCTTAACCATGCTGTTTTTTAATATTAACTACTATCTATGTAAGCAGTATCCGGCCTTTACGCCTTTCATGGTCGACGATGCGCCGGCGGAGGATGTGTTCACGCTGTATATCGACACGAAGAAGGTGGACGATGAGATGAACGAGTACGAAGAAGAACCAGAGAAGGTAAAGAGAGTCTATGCATCGGACAATGAAGGCTGGTGGTAAAGAAAGGATGAGGATATGGCACAGAATGAACCAATCACAACAAAATTTAAAGTAGATATCTCTGATCTGAAAAAAGGGATCAGTGAAGCAAATCAGTCCATCAAGCTGGCCAATGCCCAATTTAAAGCGGCATCGGCTGGGATGGAAGACTGGCAGAAGACTACGGAAGGAGTAGAAGCAAAGCTTTCACAGTTAAACAGTGTTCTGGGAGCCCAAAAGAGCAAGCTTGCTAACTATGAAAAACAGTTGCAACAGCTTGAGCAGGCTCAGCAGGAGAACGGAAAACGGGCAGAGGAGTTAAAGGCCAAATACCAGGAGGAAGTCCGGCAGTTTGGAGAGAACAGCAAGAAGGCCCAGGAATTAAAAACGGCTCTGAATGGGGTAGAGAAGGAGCAGTTGGCCAATGAAAAAGCGGCAGACCGGATGCGGGTGACAATGTTAAATCAGCAGGCCACTGTCAGCAAAACACAAAGAGAAATTGGAAACTATGATAACGTTCTTGCCAAATTAAAATCAGGGCTAGGTGGTGTTGATAAAGCTAATAAGAAAGCGAAAAAGTCTACGAGTGACTTGGGAGCAGGGCTGACGGTTGTATTAGGAGCATTTTCTAAAGTTTTAAGTGAAGGGATTTCGGCCGTCATTGACGGACTAAAAGAATTTGCTTTAGAAGGAGAAGATGCACTGGACAAATTTCAAGCCTCTACCGGAACATCTGCACAGGCAATGGGGCAGTTCCGAAAAGAAATCTTGGATTTGTATAAAGGAAATTATGGGGATTCTATTGCGGATGTTGCCGATGCTATGGCAGAAGTAAAACAGCAGACAAATGAAACTGATCCAAGCAAGATAAAAGATCTTACACAAAATGCGATTGCTCTTAGAGATACGTTCGGCTTCGATATTCAGGAATCTATGCGTGCGGTCAATATGCTTACTCAGCAATTCGGTATTACTGGTGAGCAAGCTTTTAATCTGATTGCACAGGGGGCGCAAAAAGGCCTTAATAAGAATGGAGATCTATTAGACAGTATCAATGAGTACGGCGTGCATTACAAACAAATGGGAGTAAGTGCAGAAGGATTTTTTAACAGCTTGGAAAATGGTACAAAGGCAGGAACCTTTTCTGTGGATAAATTGGGAGACGCGTACAAAGAGTTTGGAATCCGTGTAAAGGACACGGCAAATACAACAACAGAGGCTTACCAGCTATTGGGGATGGATGCGGACGAGATGCGGAAGAAATTTGCCAAAGGCGGGAAGTCTGCCGCAGATGCAACGAAGCAAGTTCTTAAAAAGCTGATGTCTATGGATGATAAGGTGAAACAGAACCAGGCAGGCGTGAATCTCTTCGGCACTATGTGGGAGGATCTTGGAATAAAGGGCGTAAAGGCGCTTACGAATGTAAATGGTACAGCAAATAAGTCTGCAACGACTCTAAAAGACCTTGACAAAGTTCGCTATGACAACGCCAAGTCACAGCTGGCTATGATTGGCCGCAGTTTAAAAGTAGATGTATTAGAGCCGATTGTTTCGGCAGTCGTTCCGGCCTTAGTGAAATTTGGACAATGGTTTCAGGCTAATACTCCTGCTATAGTCGCTAGCTTAGCCGCAATTGGAACAGGGTTTGCAGTATTTAAAATAGCATCCGTTATTGATTCGGTAACATCTTCACTTAAAGGTATGACATTGGCTCAGATGGCTTCAGCCGCGGCTCAAAAAATTCTTAATATGGCGATGAATGCAAATGTTTTTGTTTTAGTGGCTACAGCGATAGCAACAGTTGCAACAGGTTTAGCGGCGTTTGTCATTGCAAGTAAAAAGGCAGAGAGAGCACAAGATCAAAACTATGTAGCAACTGAAAAACTAATGGAAAGTCAGAAAGCCTTGAATGATACTCTTAAAGACTCAAAAAAAGTGAGAGAAGAGAATACTAACAGTGCGAAGACAGAAGGTAAAGAAGCGGATTTCTTATTCAGAAAACTGCAAGAGCTGATGAAAGTTGAAGAAAAATCCACTTCTCAGAAGGAGCAGATTAAAAATATTGTAGACCAGCTCAATGAGGTAGTTCCTGACCTTGGACTTGCTTATGATGCAGAAAAAGATAAGTTAAATAAAAGCACCGAAGCCATCCGGGAAAATATCAAAGCCCAGAAAGATTTGCTCCTGGCAAAAGCGGCGCAGAAAAATCAGGCAAAGATCGCCGAAGATATTGCGAACATCGAAATGCAACAGGGAGAACTGATAAAGCAGAACACAAAGAATCAAGATGCTTATTTAAAATCCCAAGAAAAAACCGAAGCCGCGAAAGAAAAGTGGATGAAGACCGGCGGACAGATGTATACAAAAGAGTGGTCTAATTACCAACGTCTCCTTACGAAAGAGGGAGAAAAGAAGGCCGCTTATGATAAGACCAATGAGCAGGTGAAAAAGAATCAGAAGGAGCTTAAAAAATTAAACGATGAGTATGATAAAACTGGAGACTACGCACAGCAAAAGATAAATACCGCCGAAATTGAGCAGGGGTTAGCAGATATTACAGAGAAATGTAAGAAAAAAGGCATAGAAATACCCAAAGCGGTAAGCGAAGGTATTAAATCTGGTATGTATGCTGTCCCAAAGAGTGTCAAAGAGATGCAGAGGTTGATCGCATTTAATAACAGCAGTGTGGTACAAAAGGCACTTAAGATGGGAATTGACATTCCAAAAAATGTATCTGACGGTATTATGAGTGGAAAAATGAAGCCGGCGGAAGCTGTGAGGATTATGAATACACTGATTGCATTCAATAGTTCAGAAGTAATGCAAAAAGCGAAAGACATGGGAATCCAGATTCCGAAATCTGTGGCCGAAGGCATTAACAGCGGAAAAATGAGTGCCAAAGAAGCTACAGATGCTATGCAGAAGGCCATTGACTTTAAAAATGCCGCTCAGAAAGCTGGAATTGAGGGAAAGAATATTCCTCAAAAATACTATGAGGGCATCATAAGCGGAAAAATGAAGCCAAAGCAGGCGATCGATCAAATTCAAAAAAGCGCAACCGAAAAAATGCCGGAGTTTACAAAACAATTTGGATTATTCGGGTCAAAACAAGGCGAAGAGTTCAGCATAAAACTTGGAAATACGAAAGGAAAAGCTGAGAAACAATCTAAAGGTGTTGGAAACAGTAGTGTAAAGGGACTAAAGACAGGCTCTAAAGGCTCTGGAAAAGCAGGCGCCAAAGCAGGATCTGATTTCTCTATTTCTTTGTTAAATCAAAATGGGACTGTAAATAGGAATGCTATTTTGCTAGGTAATGCTGGTGTTAGCGGTGCTAAGGATGGAAGCAAAGGAATGGGTAAAATCGGAGTTGGTGCGGCAACCCAGTTTGGAAAAGCAATAGCAGGAAAAGGCCGAGATACCAACAAAAAAGCAAAAGGAATGGCAAACGAGGGTAAAAAAGGTGCAGAGAGTGTGAAAACCACACAATCTGGAGAGTTCTTTGGTGCTGGGTTTATTGGAGGAATAGGAAATAAGTTTGGAGGTGCTTTTGATAAGGCATTTCAATTGGCTAAAAAAGCTCTATCAGGATTAAAAGCCGGGCAAAAGGAGGGATCTCCTTCCAAACTTACTAGACAGTCTGGAGAATTTTTTACTCAGGGATTCATAAACGGAATCAATTATTTAGCAAAAGAAGCCGTGAAGGCGGCAAAAAATGTTGCTGTCGAATCCTTGGAAAGTCTTAACACAGAACTGGATGAGCATTCCGCTTCTAAGAAGACAAAGAAGAGCGGAAAATATTTTACCCAAGGATTTGTTAAGGGAATCTTGAGCACCAAGGAGCAGAAAGCTTTAAAGAAAGCTCCTTCTACAGTGGCTAATTCTGTCTTGTCCGGCCTTACAAAAAGTATGACGGGTGCAGAGATATCACTAGCTGATCTGATGAAGCGTGTGATTGGAAACGTTGCGGCTACGGCCAAACAGGTAGCCAACGGGAAATTTACTGATGCAGGGAATGCGGCGGCAGAGTCCTTTTCCAACGCAATCCAGGAGAAATTAAAGTTTTGCCAGGATAAGGTTTCCTATCAATATGAGCAGGAACTCAATAAGTTTGATTCCAAAATCACCAAGCTGGAAAAAGATAAAAAGACAGATGTAAATGCGGCAAAGAAGAAGCGGGACAAAGCAATCAAAAGTTTAAAAAACAAAGATAAATACAAAAATGCCTCTAAGAGCAAAAAGAAAAAGATGGTCGAGTCGCTTAAAAAGAAGTATGAACCAGGAATCAAAGACATTGAGAAGTATTACAATGACGCGATCAAAGCAGTAAAGAACAAGCAGGATGCCTATCAGAAAGCAACAGAAAAATCTTTATCTGAGTTTAACGATGCAATGAGTAAGTTCGGCAGTGAAGCGGAAAAGATGGTGTCTGATACGATCAACGGCATCACAGAGACTTACCAGGCACGCTGGGATAATCTAACGAATCTCCAGGACACAATGATATCGAAACTCCAAGGTTTTGGGGAATTGTTCACGGTCTCAGGAGCAGGGGTAATGAATGTCAATGATATCAAACAGCAGACCGAGGATATTAAAGCTTATATGGACCGCTTAAATGCAGTAAAAGGCAAGGTATCCGAGGACTTATTCAACCAGATTGCTACCTATGATGTAGATCAGGGGAAAGCTTTTATGGATCAACTTCTTTCTATGAGTGATGCGGAACTAAAAGCTTATAATGACGCTTATACAGAAAAAATGAATGTTTCCGAACAGCTTTCAAAGAATTTATATCAAAGTGATTTTGACAAAGTGTCTAAGGAATATGGGGCGGCCATTAATGATGCGTTTAAAGGCCTTGGAAGCCAGTTAGAAGCGTTGGGCAAACAATGTATGAGCGGCTTTGTGAACGGTCTTAAATCAGATACCAGCTATTTAAGTAAAGCGGTACAAGACGTTGCCAACAGTATTATTAATTCATTTAAGAGCAGTCTAAAGATCCACAGTCCATCCAAAGTCTTTGCCGAACTTGGAGGTTTTAGTGCCGAAGGATACGGAGAAGGATTCAAAGAACAGATGGATTCTCTTAGGCGGTCTCTTGCGGCCAGTGTACCAATGGATGCGATTGCAAAGGCCAGCGGCAGAATCAGCTATGGAGGGAATAAAACTACGAATCAAAATGTAAATCAGGTGTTCAACCAGTACAATACGAGTCCGAAAGCATTAAGTCGTTTGGAAATCTATCGACAGACTAAAAACGCCTTGTCTTTCAGTAAGGGGGTGTAGAAGATGCTCCAATTGATTGCAGAAAATCAGAACAATGACCGTCTGGACTTGACCGGGAATCATGTCTATCGGACGACTGTCACTGGTCTAAATCCACCAAATGCGACCATCAACACGTCCACGGTGGGATTGTCTGATGGGAGTATCTTTAACAGCTCCCGTGTAGAGAATCGGAACATTGTCTTAACCATCAAAATTGTGAATGACGTAGAGGCCTCAAGGATTAGTCTGTATCGAATTTTTACTGTCAAGCAACCAATACGCCTGTATGTAAAGAATGATGCAAGAGATGTGTTCATCGATGGCCGGGTAGAGAATTTTGAGTTAAACCACCATGAGAATCCGCAGTCGGCCCAGATCAGTATCCTATGTCCAACCCCATACTTTCAAGGTATGGGGGAGGATGTGATTGAATCCAGCGTCACAGAGTCTCTCTTTGAGTTTCCTTTTTCTATCGAAGAAGAAGGAATCCCTTTAGGAGAGATTAAAGCTTTAGACTTTATTACGATGCTCAACGAAGGAGATGTGGCCAATGGTATGACTGTGGAGTTTGTGGCCAGAGGAGAAGTCGTAAATCCGAGGATTTATTCGGTCAAGACCCATGGAAAGATTGGACTTCAAAAGACCATGAACGAAGGAGAGAGTATTGTGGTCACAACGGTGAACATGAAGAAATCTGTCTACTTAATGAGTAATGCAGAAAAGATTAATTTCATCAAGTATCTGGACCGGAACCCGGAATGGTTTCAGCTTTCCCAAGGAGAGAACTACTTTACTCTGGATGCAGACCAGGGAATAGAGAACCTTAATATCCGGTTCAAACACCGGAATGAATACGAGGGGGTGTAACATGGATCTGTATGTGATGAACCAGTCATTTGAAACTATTGGAATCATTGACAGTGCCAGCTCTGTCATTTGGAACCAGAGGTTTTTTGACTGCGGAGATTTTGAAATCTATCTCCGGGCAGATAAAGAAACGGTAGGTCTCTTAAAAGAGAACCATTATATTTACCGTTTGGACCATGAGATGGTGGGGATTATCGAAAATAAGACCATTACCACCAGCGCCGAGGAAGGAAACTATTATACGATCACTGGAAGATTCTTAGAATCCATTCTGTCCCGGCGGATTGCCTGGAATCAGACAACCATCAGCGGAAATGCAGAGGAATGTATACGCCAGCTGATTACGGATAATGTCATCTCCCCGGCGGACTCAAAAAGAAAGATTGAAAACTTTCTTTTAGATGAAAAGGTAGGCTTTACAGAGACCATAAAAGATTTTGACCTTCAATCTAATGGAGAGAATCTTTTAGAGACGATTACAGCCATCTGCAAGACTTATAAGATCGGTTATAAAGTCACGTTGACGCCAGAAAATCAGTTTCTGTTTTCTTTATACCGTGGGGAGGACCGGAGTTATGGGCAGAACGTGAACAACTATGTGGTCTTTAGCCCGGAGTTTGATAATCTGATTTCTAGCGAATATACCTATAATCGAGATGAATATCGGAACGCGGCCATTGTGGTAGGAGAAGGTGAAGGGACGAGCCAGAAGAGAGTCAGCATCGGAGAAACTTCTGGCCTTCTTAGATATGAGGCAAGGATTGATGGGAGTGGAGTCAGCAGTAACGGGGAGATCATTACAGCTCAGACTTATGAGAAGATGCTCATAGAATATGGGAAAGAACAGCTGGGGACGCATAAGATCATGGAAGGTATCAGCGGAGAGGTTGAAAATAACTCCACCTATCAGGCGGACAAAGACTATTTCCTTGGGGATATCGTCAGTGTAGAAAATGAATACGGCATCGGGGCGGACACCAGGGTGATTGAAATATTAGAAAATGAGGACGAGAGCGGTTACAAGATCGTTCCGACTTTTGATACATGGGAGGTTAGGGAATGAGTTTAGAATATGGATTCTTCAACAGTGTCGGCGGTGATCGGAAATATAACGCCGATGACATGAGCAGTTATTATCAGGGATTAATCAGTGATGGGGTAGTAAACCATTATGAAGACAGTATGCAGGTTATTTCAGGGGAAGGCATGAATGTGATCGTGAGCAAAGGTCGGGCTTACATAGGAGGCAAATATGCAGAGGTGACAGCACCAGAGACTTTGACCATCGAACAGTCCAGTACGACCTTAAACCGAATAGATGCGGTTGTACTAAGGAAGGACATGGAGGCAAGAGAGATCACTGTGTCAATTAAAAAGGGAGTTGAAGCACAGACACCATCAGCACCAGTTATGGAGAGGACCAGTACCATAACAGAGTTTTGTCTGGCATATGTGGCAGTAAACAAGCTGATGGAGGCTGTTACTCAAGCAGAGATTACGGATACAAGGGCAGACAGTCGACTGTGTGGGTGGGTGACAGGATTGATTGACTTTCTGGACACCAGCCAGTTGTATGACCAATGGAGCACTGCTTACAACAAGTTTTATGCAGATAGTACCAAAGAATATACTGACTGGAGTACCCAAAAGAAGGAAGCCTTTGATGAATGGTTCAACTCATTAGTAACAGAACTTGGGGTAACGACAGTAAATGAAGATCATCAGGAGGAAGTATCAGTCACAGCAGAGACAACCAATCTAGATATACCAGCAGAAACATCTTATACTGATGGAGATATCCTTCAAGTATTTAAGAATGGGATGCTTCTTACCAAGGGACGGGACTATACGATCAGCGGAAGTACAGTGACTTTTCAAAGCGCGGTGCCGGCAGGAAACACGATTATGTTTTATGTCATAAAATCTGTGATAAAAAGGGTCTAATCTATTGATTTTTCATTCGCTTTGCTATATATTGTAAATATATAAAGGTAGGAGGAATGGGAAATGGGTGCGAAGAATGCTGTTATCGCTGGTGACTGTACAGAATATACATTGCTTAAAGTAGCGAATAATATTATGTTAATAAAATATAAAGGAACATTTAGTTTTAAAAAAGAAGATGAGATAATTTTAAATAACGATACGGTAGAACAATACGAAGTAATTACCGATGAACAGAGAAAAAGTGCGGCAAGTGGAATTGCCAGAGGCGCTATTGGAGCAACCTTGCTAGGGCCGGTAGGAGTTTTAGCGGGATTGTCTGCTAAAAACAAGGGCGTGTATACGATTGCGATAAAGTTTAAGGACGGAAAAAATAGTCTGATTGAAGTGGACGATAAAATCTATAAGCAGTTAGTTAAGAATTTATTTTAATATAGTTATTTAAAAGAGCACCTGGATAACCTAGGTGCTCTTTTTATCTGTATTATTAATAAACTCTACATAATCTGATACTTTGGAAAGTTGACTATTTGTCAATTCTCCAAGTTGCAAAACAACCTTTAAAAAAAGATCATAATTAGCATTATTGCACAATCTGTTTTTTGTGGAAACATATTCGTTATCATCATTTCCGATCAGATAATCAATAGAAACATTAAATACATTGGCCATTTTAACTATAACTTCTAATTTAGGTTCTTGTGTTCCTTTTAAATATCGTGAAAGGGAAGTTGGAGTTAATTTTATCCTTTTAGCTAATTCAAATTGTGTCATATGGTTTTTTTCTAATAATTCTTTTATTCTATAGTTATATGGCATTGTATCACTCCATTCGCTTTTATTAAAAATCATAGTTT